ATACCACATCAGCCGGACCATACCGCCGCTCCTCCCAGTTCGATGGGTCGAACCCCGCTTCGGCGGCGATGTGAAACAGCGTCCCCGCGCCTATTCTTTTAACGTTCTCAATCGAATCCCACATTCTCTCTGTTTTGTCATAGTCGTATTTTTTCGACTTTGCAGAGAAATCGTGGAAAAGGGCGCGCCCGTCTTCACCGACGGCGCCCTTAAATGCGTGTGCGGCCCTTGCCCAGTCTTCGTAATGCAGATCGTGATTTTCAAGAAACGGCGCCGCTGCGGCCAGCTTCGCCATGCTGGTAGCGGTGTCGTTCTCCGCGAACTCAAAGTTCGCGTTCGCCTCGAACGGAACCACGTTCGTATGTGAGCGTGATTTCAGACTTCCGAACCCGATCAGCGCGGCGTTGCACGCCTCGATAAAAGTGGAGATGTCTTTGGGCGTCACCGCTGTCAGCTCCAGCGGGCGGTAGTCGAGGAGCGAGTCGTTGGGCCACGCATAATTCCGCCCGGTATCCGGATGTCGCCCGGAGGCGACGAACTGCTGGCCCTCGGCCAGCACCTCGATGCAGGCGTCGCCGTTAATCTCGAAAACTGATGATTTGGTTTTTCGCACCTTCTCTGTGCAGCGATAGACAAGGAGCGTTTTTGGTGCACTGCCTATCCGCTCGGGCGCGCTGCCCAGCATATCGTCGGCCAGTTGGCGGATGACGCGCGCTGCTTGCTCATGTCTTACGTCGATGTCGATGGCGATCAGATTGTGCTCGCCGCCCAGAACAACGCCTATATTGGCGTCGCCCCATTTCTCAAATTCCAGCGCCGCGTCAGGCCGATGCTGCCAGCCGGTAATCCTGGGGATCTTCCCGTGCAGCGGTGTGATGTCGTAGCCTAAATCTGAAAGTTCTTTTCCGAATCTCTCGTATCTCATGGTAGTACCCTTCAAATAAAAAGTGAAAGGCGGCAGCCGCTAAACTACCGCCTTTCTTTCAATCCTCATTGTGGACGAGCAGGGTACAAATCAACCCGTCAAATGAAGACTAAAATTCGTCAAGTCCCTCGACCTCGACCGGAGCGACCTCTTCCTCCTCTTTAGCAATCAGGCAATCCGGGCGCTTGGCCCATTTTTTAACGGTGAACATGGGCGAAGATGTGCTGCCCTTTTTAAACTTGATCTCGTCCACGTCCGACATCGCGGCGACAACCGTCTCTCCGCTGCCGCCCTCTTCCTTTATAGCCCTCATCAGGTGCACCAGCCCTGCCCACGCACCAGCGCCAGCCTGTGACCAGGTTGCCGCCTGATCCGGATCAATTGCAACGCGGATGCTAAAGCCCTTTTTCCAGCGCTCGCTGCCGCGGTCTGCGGGCTGGGGTGCGTTGAAACGGCTGGGGCTGTCATTCCAGACCCACTCTGGCGCCACCCCCGGCGATCCGTCAGAGAAACACCAGCCCGTCCGGAGCGTGTCGAGGTCAAACGCGACGCCTCGCTTCATCTTGGCTGTAACATCGATCCGGTCCCCGTTTTCGTCGCGGATCGAGAACGTGCGCGAACCAAGCGCGCCGTCTAAGGTTTCGCGTGCGTGCCAGTTCAGGAATGGACCGACTGCGGATTCTGAGGAGTTGGAGCCTTCGTCAAATTCGTATGTCATTGTGTTTTCCTTGGTTTAGTGTTCTGCCCGTCAGCGGGCAATTGAACAGTAACAGATTGTTACTCTGATCGCAAATCAAACTCCGTTTTTTTTACACGTCGATCTCGACTGCAAAATAGCGCATCCTATTTGCTCGACGGCTTGCGGGAACGGTTCTCGCTCGCAGAAGGCAACTGTCCGAAAAGGTCCGGCTCGTTCAAGTCCAAGTGAAAACCCTCCAATCCCGGAAAATAAATCAAGAACTCTGATTTCACAGCCCATAAAGCACCCCCCGCGCGGCCTCGTCGCCCCGCCAGTAAAATGAGTCTGGATTGACTGGCACGATGCTGCGCAGCAGTTCTTTATCCCCCAGCCGCAGGAATGCTTCCTGACGGGTTAAATGCAGTTTGATTTCCGCCATCAATTCGTCAGGGTCGCCGTCCTCCAGCATCGACACTTTTTTGGGCGTGACGTACAGGAATTTGACAGCGGCATTACCGCTGGCCTTTGCGTAAAACGCACGCTGTCGTTGATGGCCTTTTGACATGATTGACGGCATCCTGCCCGTCGTTTTTAAATCAACGATAAGACCGTGATCCGGAAACGTGAAATCGGTGAATCCAATAAACGGCAGTGACCATCCGTCGCCGGTCGCGGTCATGCTGACTTTATGCTGACCGCCTTCCGCCGGAAAGTCTGGCTTGCCGAACGGGGCCAGGGCCTCGACGGCAAGGCGCGTCATAGGATCAATGTTCGCTCTCTCTTTGTCAGCGCTGCCGTCGTCGAAATCGTGCTTGGTGTCGAACGCAAAACACGCTTTTTCGATGGCGTCATCAATCTCCATCTTTCCGGTGATCGTGTCGGCCACGGCTTCTTCTGTGAAGATGCCGCGCCACATCGCTGGCGATGGCGCGCCCCGGTTGCCGAATAAATAGTGACTGACCCACGCGTCAGGTGCCTCGATCCATTTGTTTAAATTCGAGATGCTGCCGTGATCAATATTGTGGTCTGCGAATCCGCTCATGCGATCTCTCCCAGCAGCGCGGCATAGCCTGCCAGATCAATTGCGCTGTCCGCGTGGTCCGGTGTGCGTTTCAGACGCGCCAGCTTCACTGCACACATCATAAGTGCGACATCAGCCGCGGAGATTTTAACGCGCAATTTGTCGCCCAGCAGAGCGTTCCACAGCTCGGCGGTGGTCGCGAAATTGCTTTCCGGCGATCCGTAATAGCCCTCACGGTCCGAAATTTCATTGCTGGCGTGTTTCAGTACTGCGTCGCGGTTCATTGTTTATCCCCCATTTTGCGATTAAAAGTGCCTCGGCGCGGCCATCATCTTTTTTCCTGACGAACTGCGATGCTAGAGACGGAAAGAGCCGCGTCGCCGCGGCCCGGCTGTCGGATTTGTTTTTGCTGAGATTGAACGACGTTTTCCACCTCGACGGACTGACCGTCGAAAACGGAATTTCAAGCGTTGCCAGAACGGCCTTGATGGCGCCTACGCCCTGGCCGAAATGGAAAGCCGACTGTCGTCCCATCCCAAACGAATTCACGGCCTCCAGGTAGACATGTGCAGGCGTGAACTCTCGGAATATATCGGCCAGGGCCGCGGCGTTGATTTCTTTGGAAAAAGTCGGCATGTCGTAGATGTACGCCGTGTTGTCGTCGTAGAGCAGCGCAACCGCACCACCCATGCCGGGATCTATTCCGGCGATCACTGGATCAAATCCTGATATGTGAGCTTAACCCCCCGCGCCTGCGCCAGGCGCATCAGCTGTGACGCGTAGGTTAGTGGAATCACACCGCGCCGCAGCCAGTTGCTGACCGCGGAGGGCGTCACGCCTAACGCGTTTGCCGCTTCGACCCTGCCGCCTAACAAATCGACGATTTCTCGTGGAGCCTTCATGTGCACCTCTTTCTGAAGTAACAATATGTTACTTTTTTTCTAAATACAACTTGCAACAGTAACAATCTGTTACTATTTTTGATATGTTACCGCAGCAAAAAGGGAGAACGAACCATGATTAAAATTGATAAAAACATTGAGCCGCCACGAAGACCATATCCATTTGCGGTTATGGTTGTGGGCGATTCATTTTTTGCCGCAGGCGCGAATAGCAGAAAAGTTTGTGGGTTAGCCAGATATTACTTTAAAAAGGGCATGAAGTTTTCGTGCCGCACTGTGACTGAAAACGGCGTCCTGGGCGTCCGCTGCTGGAGGGTCGCATGATTAACAAATCACAGATGAGACACCCGAACACCCCCTCGCCCCTACCTCGCGTCGTGGTGTTCCACGAGTTCACCTGCCCCATTATGGTTGACGACAAGCTGGTGGCCGAGATTGATTTGGGCGCTGATATTATTATGACGTATGAGGGTCACGCCTCGTTTTTCGACTCTAATAGCGGCGCTGCCGATCCGGGGTCTGGGATTGAGTACGAGGTGCAGGAAGTTTTTTTCCGGGACTTAAATGATCCGACGGGCATCTGGGAGAATACAGACCCATACCTGACGAAACAGGCGCTTGATTATCTGCACACCGAAGACGGCTACGACAGCGTATGCGACACAATCAGAGAGGGACGATAATGAGAACATCAATCTGGCGGCGCATCGCGCGCCTGTTTAAACGCAACCCTCGCAAAAACGTGGCACCAATAGACCATGGCAAGCCAACCCAGTTAAGCCGTGAAACCGCAAGGCGGATCATGGCTCTGGAGATACAGAAAGCGACAGTGGAATGACCAACGTTATTCCGCTTGGGAAATTCACTCACATCGAAGACCGTTCAATTGAGCGCATCCTGGAGGACGCGAAGGGCGAACTCACAGAAGATCTCGTGGTGCTGGGGTGGGATAATAACGGGGATTTGTATTTTGGCACGACCGCGAAAAACGGCGGTGATGTGCTCTGGCTTCTGGAGGCGGCGAAGCATGCGCTGCTCAATCAGGAATAGAGGAGGGGATGCGTGAGACGCAGTTTTCGGGAAATTGACAAATGGGCCACGACAGCAAAGCCGGGCGATCGGCTGACCTATTTTGAGGGCTGCCTCAGTCGCACACCCGCAGCCGCCGATTTGCAGCGTGCGGTATATGCGAAAGCGTGCCTGGGCGACTTGACGCTAGTCCAAAGAAAATTGGGAGATTCGCGATACGAATATATCGCGATTAAGATGCGCGAAAACGACGAGAGTCCGCCGGCCTGGTACGAGCAGAATGTCTGGAACAATGAATTTCGGAGCGAGGAACAACGCCGCAGCGACCTTCTGCGAACAATCCGGGATGCGTTGAATGATTGATTTCGAAAACCCCCGGCCCCGCCAAGGGGGCGAAGCGGAGCCGGGGGGCAGCCAAGCCGGGGTTTGGAAGGCCCGGCTGCAATTAGCGCAACAGTAAATTATAGACCAGCCCGGCGACAAGGCCGATGACAACGCCACTGCCGCCACAGAAGATCCAGAAGAACGGGTCAGCTAACATCTGCAGCGTCCCACCCGGCGACCGCTGCGGAGTAGCGGGCTCGGGCCTCTGATAGATAGTTTTCGGCAGCCACTTTGTCGCCAGAGTTCGCGGCCTCAAGCGCACGGGTGTAGAGAGCGACCAGTTCGCTGGCGATTTTTAAGCCAATAATCGAGGCGGAAATCACTGTATTCGGGTCCATCAGAATGATCCTTTTGCGGCTTTGAGCAGGTCGATGCCCGTGTAAACGAGATTGATGGCTTTGCCGGGGTCCATGGTCGAGTCAACAGCACATGCAGGGGCTGTCATCTCGTTCGCCCCGTCAACGCGCGAAACGACGGTGTCAGACAGCTTCCCTTTATAGGAGGTGAGCTGCTCAAGGATTGTCGCGTAGGTGTCACAGGCGATAGCCAGTCCCGACGTTGCGCGGGTAGCCGGATCTCCAGCGCAAGCCGTCACGAACAGGACAGCGGCGATTGCAAGATATTTCATTTTTCGCTCCCGATTGGTTGAGTGGTGACGAGGCGCAGCACGATATTAACAACGGCCATAATCCCTGCGACAATCTGCGCCTGCGCGTCTGCTGTCAGGCCCAGGTCGAAACCGAACACGCCCGCCATAGTCGCGGCCAGCGCGATAACATTCGCCCAGATTGTTTTTGATGCATACCATTTTTTCATAATCAGTTCCTTCCGGCCAGCCATATAATATTAGAGTAGGTTACTGCGATGTTGGTCCTCAGCAAATTACACGAATATGT